ATGTAGCTGAATACACACTGCCAGAAGAAATAATTGAAGTAAAACAAATATGGAATCGTTCATTTGGTAACGGTGTATCTGGAGGAGTTGATATGGATCCATTTGAATTGGCATATGCCAATTCATATTTCTTTCTTAACAATCATATTGGTGGAGTTGCAACATTTGATTTCTTTACTCAGTATCGTGAAACTTTAAACAAAGTAGCAGCAACTGACATTATGTATATTTGGAATCCTGTAACTAAAAAACTAAAACTATTGAGAAAAATGCGAGCCGATGCGTTAGTTCTTATTCATGTACATGTTGAGCGTAATGATGAACAACTATTAGTTGATCCATATCTTAAATCTTGGTTGAGAGATTATGCACTGGCAAATTGCAAACGAATGTTGGGTGAAGCACGTGGTAAATTTTCATCATTGCCTGGCGCACAAGGAGGCGTTACATTAAATGGTGCAGAAATGAAGGCAGAAGCAGATGTAATGATTGATAAGTTAGAACTTGATCTTTCAAACTATCTAGACGGATCAGCACCACTTGGATTCATAATTGGATAACTTTTTGAGTATGAGTTATAAATTACCATTTTCCTGTACTTATGCCTATTAGCCAAAAAATTAAAACTAATATGCTTCCGCCAATCGCTGCGGCGATTAAGCCTATGATCCATTCAAACATCATTTGTTTTTGTTCTTCTTTTGCATAAACTTCTTTAGCACGTTTCTTACGCATTTCGCCTTCCAGACGTACAATTTCTTCCCAAGCTGATGGACCATAATACAATGATATGTGACTACGCAAGTCTTCCCGTAGTTCTTTTGCCTTTTGTTTATGTCCCCACACTTCTAAGGCATTAGCTTCTATTTTGCTTGCTCCAAACATTTTCTTAAACAATGGTGGATTTTGTGCTTGCTTGTGTGAAAAGTCCAAGTCACTCATCGCACCTGCCCATTGGGAAAGTTGCCCTGCCATATCATGCAGTTCTTTTCCTGTTTGTATTGCCGATTTAATGCCGCGATATGCAGCGGATGCCAAGCCAATGGCAGTTACTGGATCTATCATAAAATTGTCACTCTCACCCGACTCTATTACAATACTATTTACATAAAATATTACATAATTTATATTGGTACTTTATTATAAATTTATATTTTGTATAGTTTAGTATAAGTTAGCGATAACTACAATATAACATGATAAATAAATTTGTTATGACACTAGATGAACTTAAAAAACTGAATGAAGTGTTTTTTGCAGTCAAGGGACACTTATTTCCAGGATCATACTCTACAAACGAGATGCGTAGTGTATATGAGTCTTATATCAGACGTTTATGGGGAAACCATGAGCGACTAGTAAATTCAAATGCTGATTTTGAAGATATTTGGAATAACCGAACGACATGGTTAACTCCAATATCTGAAATCGATGATGATGATGATATTTCTAAGGTCGCACATTTAGGTTACGATTAGACTTGACAATCTATTAATTCAATGCTATATTAGTCCATACAACGAATCTAGAGGAATATAGTATGAGTAAGCCTACATTGCTGGTCATTGGTCACGGCAGACACGGGAAAGATACTGTGTGTGAATTTTTACGTGATGATTATGGTTATTCGTTTGAAAGCAGTTCTCAATTTTGTTCAAAACTATTCATTTATAATAATTTAAAAGACAAGTATGGATATGCTTGTGAAGAAGAGTGTTACGCAGATAGGCATAGTCACAGAGAAGAATGGTATAACGCCATTTGCGATTATAATGTTCCTGATGCTGCAAAACTTGGTAGAGAAATGTTTGCTTCTTATGATATCTATTGTGGCTTGCGAAACAAGCGTGAATTTTTCGCAATGAGAAATACTGGTGTTTTTGATTATGCTATTTGGGTTGATCGGAGTATGCATTTGCCACCTGAGTCTAAAGATAGTATGAGTCTTGAACAGTGGATGGCTGATTATACCATTGATAATAATGGAGACCTATCAGAATTAAAATTCAACTTAGATCAATTAATGAAATACATCTCTTAATAGTTTCTTTATATATTCACTTTGTAAAATAATTGTCTATGTAGTTAATTCAAAACTGCGTATTTTTTGTGGTTTTTAATAAATACTTTTAGTAAACAAATATGTTTTTATAAGGAGAAACAGAATGGCGACATTAGTATCCCCAGGCGTATCAGTAATGGTAACGGATGAATCACAATATGCATCCGCTACACAAGGTACCCTACCGCTTGTTGTAGTAGCAACAGCATCAAACAAAATGGACGGCTCAGGCTCAGCAATTGCAGCCGGCACAATACCACAAAATGCAGGAGTTGCATATCTAGTTTCTTCACAGCGTGAACTAGTAGAAACTTTTGGTGAACCAAAATTTTATGAAGTTGGTGGTTCAGTAGTACAGGCATCAGAAACTAGTGAGTATGGGCTATTAGCAGCATACCAGTATCTAGGTGTTTCGAGCAACGCATATGTAATTCGTGCAGATATTGATCTAGCAGAATTAGAAGCATCCACCGAAGTGCCTGCTGGTGTATTGGTAAATGGAACATTTTGGCATGACACATCAGCAACCGATTTTGGCTTATTTGAATTCGATGGAGAAAATTGGACTGCTAAAACACCCGCGGTTATAGTAGATAAACCTGGCACAGGAAATCTAGAACTGATGAATTCATCAGGCTACGCTGCACCAGTTAATACATTTGGATCATCTGGTGATTTCGCAGTAGTTACTGCAACAGTTAAAATGACATACTGGAAAAAAGTAGGAACTACATGGATTCTATTAGGCGATATAGGTTCACCTAACTTCTCATTTGCAAACTTTGCACCAACTAATGCTGTTGCAGGTGATGTATATGTAAGATTAACACGCCAGGGGGGTGGCTTAAATATAAATCTATCTATATTCGATTCGATTTCAGGTGGATTCCGTGCACAACAAGTAGCAGTATATGCCTCAGATGATGAAGCAAGTAGTAATGCTCTTATTGTTGCTGGTGATGTATATGCAATGCGTGATGATAGTCTTGGTTATGTACAACTTCGCAGACATACTGGCGCACAGACTACAAGTATACAAAGTGAAATCGGAATTGTAGATACAACGTCAATTACTTCTACATTTACTGTTGGTTCAAGAGATATGATTGCATCTTTTTCATTCTCAACCGCATCTATTGATACTGTAGTTACTACAATGCAATCAAATTCGGATTTAAATAATAATAATATCAGTGTTGAGAAAATTGGTTCAGATAAAATCAGAATTACAAAAACAGATGGAAGAACAGTAACAGTAACTTTCACTGATGGAGCGAATGATCTTGGATTTACATCTTCTCCTACCTTTACGGCAACTGCATGGTCGGATCTTTCATTCGAAGCAAGTAATACTACACCAAATGGTGAAGTTGCGCCTGGTACTTATTGGTATAATGCGGATCTTAAAATGGAATTACTACGTGCTGAATATGTAAATGGTGAACAGCAGTGGGTAAAATATGCATGGTCTGAAGACCAGACGGGCATTTATTCAAATGAATTACAACTACGTTCAATGAAACCAACTGCACGTAAGGATGGAACATCTTCACTTGTAGACGGTGATATCTGGGTAGACACCGATGCGGCGAATTATCCAAATTTATATCGCTGGAATGGTAATACATGGGTAAAATTAGATAATTCAGATCAATCATCAACAAACGGTTTGATATTTGGACATTATTCAGCAGATGCGCCATATGATACATTAGGAAATGAAGCAAATCGTGATGTACATGACAGAACGCCAAATCCTGAATTAGTTCCAGAAACTATTCTTATGATTAATATGGACTATACAACATATAACGTAAAGCAATATGTTGATGGTAAATGGGAATGGGCATCTGGTGTGAACACTGATGGCTCAGGAAAATTTGGAGCATCAGCACAGCGTCATCTGGTTACAGAAGCAATGAGTGCAGCACTTGCTTCAAATGAAGGTATTCGTTCAGAAGCAGTCTACTTTAACTTAATTGGTGCACCTGGATATCCTGAGATGATGGATGAAATGGTTTCTCTTAACAAAGACAAAAAAGAGATAGCATTCGTTGTTGGTGATACACCATTACGATTGAAAGGTACTGCAACAGATATCAAAGCGTATGCAGATGATATGACATCAGTAGATTCATATTCAGCAGTATACTATCCACATGGTCTAACTACTGACTTGTCAGGTAATGAAGTTGTCATGCCAGCATCTGCAATTGCACTACGTACTATTGCTTTCTCAGACCAGGTATCTTTCCCTTGGTTTGCTCCAGCAGGTTTATCACGCGGTGTTGTCAGCAATGCATCACAAGTTGGATACGTAGATGATGAAAATGAATTTGTTCGTGTTAGGTTGACAGAAGGACAAAGAGATGTTATGTATGCAAATCGCCTGAACCCAATCGCAGATATGCCTGGTACAGGATTAGTTGTATATGGTCAAAAAACTCGCCAGTCTTTTGCATCTGCACTTGATCGTGTGAATGTCGCAAGATTGGTTAACCATATGCGTTATAGTTTAGATCAACTATCCCGTGGCTTCTTATTCGAACAGAATGACAAGATAACACGTGATAACATGCTTAGTGCAGTTGAGCGTTTCTGTGGTGGTCTAGTTAGTACTCGAGGTTTATATGACTTCCTAGTAGTATGTGACGAATCAAATAACACACCAGGTCGCATTGATAGAAATGAACTATGGGTAGATATCGCAATTCAGCCAGTCAAATCTGTTGAGTTTATTTACATTCCATTGCGCATTCGCAACACAGGTGAAGAACTATAATATTAGTAATATTTAGAATCTAATTTTTAAAACCCGGCAGAAATGTCGGGTTTTTTATTAACTACAACTTTAATTTTAATAAATACTGATAAATACTTGTATAAACAAACCCTACCATAGGAGATAATAACATGGCTAGAACATTAAACACATTCGGTGTTCCAACAGATTCGGGTGCATCAACTGGCACCGGTATTCTACAACCAAAACTAAATTATCGTTTTAGAGTATCTGTTACCAACTTTGGTGGTCTCGGCACACAGTCTGCAGATTTCACAAGACAGGTAATGAACGTTAAGCGACCTACTGTTACACACGAATCTATTCCAATCGATTCATATAACTCACGTACTTATATGATGGGTAAACACACATGGGCACCAGTATCAATTACATTACGTGATGATGTAGGAAACTCACTAACCCAGTTAGTTGGTAAACAATTACAAACACAATTAGATCATAGAAATCAAGCTGGACCACAAGCTGGCGCAAATTATAAGTTTGTTACGAAAATTGAAACATTAGACGGCAATTCAGGTGATCCTATCGAAACGTGGGAACTAGAAGGTTGTTTCTTGACCAATGCAGACTATGCACAAACTGATTATGCTGTATCAGATGCCGTTACAATCACACTAGAAATGCAATATGATAATGCTATATTATATGATGGCACACAAGGCGACAATTTATTCCCATCAATAACAGCACGTGATATTAGTAATAATATTAACTAATTTGATAATATCCAGTAGGTAATAAATTAAATGGCAGAAGTGCTTAATCATACGGCCCTCACGCAGAAGACCATATTAGCTAGCAGTAATCAAGCTACTAGCAAATATGGTCTTGCTGGTGAACATGGTTCACCAGTCACTAGTGCTCCTAAAATGGGAGATATGTGGTTTATTGAATTCATTAATGCTGATTCTGGATCCTCAGCGAATGATATTTCATCATTTGCAAAGACAGTTTCCCCTATAACAATTTCATCTGATGTTGTATCAGTTGATAGATATGGCAAACGAGTACATATTCCAGTGTATGCTAACTTTACTGAAGTATCGGTAAGTCTATATGATAAGGTTGATGGAAGTGGTTTTACTGCCGCAAACAATATGTATAGTAAATTCTTTAAAAATGCTGATTTGCAAACTGATAATGGAAATTTAGAAAGTGCTATCAGTGATATCAATTCTGGAAGAAAGTTCACTGATAATCCAGATACTAGTTATATAAAAAGTTTTAGAAAAATTGTAATATATCATTTTTTCGGAAACTTTATTCCAACTGGTTCGTCACCATCTGGTTCTATACAAAAAATAGAAATTATAAATCCTCTGATAACAAGTATAACATTTAGCGGGAGTGATTATTCAGATAGTTCACCTAGAACTGTTGATTTAACATTCCAGCCTGAAAATGTTATATTTGGTGTACCAAATAATAATGTTACTATTCCAAAATGGATGAGAGCGGGATTACAATATCTTTTGGAAGAAATGGATCCATCAGCGAGTTTAGAACGTATCAGCAAACAAACCGTATCTGACGGTGTAAACAAAGATCAAGACATGACGATCACGACATTGGCTAATGGAAAAATAGATGCAAATGATCCACGTGGTAGAGATCAAAGAGAAATATTTGGTGTTTCTGACGACGAAACTGCAAATACACAGTTAGCCAGACTTAATCGTCTTAATACAGCATTGAAGTTTCTGGAGTCTAATCCAGATGCTACAGTTGCCGAAAAAGCAGAAGCACTAGAAAAATTTAAGGACGAGATTTCAAAAGCATTACCTATGCCTGCATCAGCACTAAAAACAAATAGTGGCACAAATGATATAAAAGATTTAATAACAAGTGAACTTATTTCTGATTATATGAATGGAAAACCATTGAAAATAACTAATCAACCTGATAGTAATTTATTCTTTTATAATGGAAAACCATTAAATGTTGGCGTGGTAAATAAACATTTAAATAATCTTATCACACGAAGTGGCAAAACAAAGTATGCAGTTGGTGGAAATGATTTTAATAATAGTCTCGCACACGCATCAGAGATTGTTGGGTTAGGTACTACTACAACA